CCTAAAACGACAAAATATAATGACCACACATCAAAAGCAACTATATGTTATGCTAATGAAGTGGATTCACTATATTTGGTTTCAGAACGTCGATATCGATCTATCCAAAAGATGGATTGATATCGTTGGAAATTGGGTTGAAAAGAATGGAACGTTATGGACCATCTCACATATAAAGATGATTCGTAATGTTTTCACTCGATTCATTTGTGGTCAACCTTGTAAACGGGTCGACATGATACTTGGAATAGATAAGGATGGGTTCCCTAAGGTTTTAAAACCTTATAAGGAACTGATCAACTCCCAGGTCGGGAGAAGATACGTCCTTACACTACTAAGTATAAGTCGATGCCTACCTGGTACCAAGAAGCCTGATTACAGCACTATAACTAAGCCGTCTGCTGCCACTGATGATATCCTTAAGGAGTTAATAGACTATATTCCAGTATTTATGGAACGTTACTCTATTAAACCTTTTGGAACCATTAGATGGACGCAAGATGATCTTCATTACAGCGTGAAGTCAGGGCCTCTTGGCCCAAGTACGCTAACAGCCCAGGCTGATATGTATAAAGCACGTCACCTGCTTCCGGCATGGAAGAAGATGGCGATGTTTGTACCTATCATCCTAGAAAAGTTGATGGATGCTATTCCTGAGAAATCGGCCCTGAAGTTCACATCTTTAATCTTAGGCAAAGAAGAACCAGTTAACAAACCTGGTTTCGTCAATGTCACAAAGATTAAGGAGAAGGAACTGAAGGACGTGACTCGTAGATTAAGTATAGTTGATGACCCCGAAGCGAAAGCTCGGATAGTCGCTATATTTGACTACTGGTCACAGTCGATTCTTAGAAAACTGCATCTCAGACTTTTCGAGCTATTAGAGACATTTAAGCAAGATCGGACCTTTACCCAGGATCCCTACATTCCTAGACGCTTAGGTCACAGATACCATTCTCTCGATCTATCAGCAGCCACTGATCGTTTTCCTCTTAAGCTTCAAAAAGAGCTTATAGCAAAACTGACCAGTGGGCCTTATGCTGACGGATGGGAGGAGGTACTTGTGGGCACACCTTTTATAACTCCCGAGGGTGATTCCGTTGTATATAATGCGGGTCAGCCTATGGGGGCTTATAGTAGTTGGGCAACCTTTGCTGTCGCACACCACATGGTTATAGATTACGCCGCCTTTAAGGAAGGCCTTGATCCTCAATCAGATTTTTATATTCTGTTAGGGGATGACGTAGTCATTAATCATGATGGTGTGGCAGACAGATATCGATATATCATGTCATCCCTTGGTGTAGACATATCGCCTTTGAAGACTCATGTGTCATATACTACATATGAGTTTGCAAAGCGATGGTTTCACTATGGGAAGGAGATAACAGGAATCCAGCTTGCTGGATTCTTGAATATCCTCGAGTCTGGTCTTAACATTAGAAGTAAGAAATGGGTGGATGAACAGATGAAGAAGTGTACTGCCAAATCAGGCAGAGCTAGAAATAGCTACTTCAAACGTCTGTGGAAATCTCTGCCTACCTCGGTAGGTAGGGAGATTCCAGTTCCATACCATCTTATTACTGCTATGTTATGCCAACTTCGTGATCGTGGTATACCATATCGAATGGGTCTGAATATCCCGGATCAGGTGTCTCTCTTGTACAAGTGCCTCGGATATAAGTCTAAGCATATTAGTAACTTAGGCCGAAAGGCTACGAACTTCAATGCTTTGATGAAGTATTTTAGGAGCCATGATCCTCTGGATATTATCAATGTTGTACGTATATACTACGACATTGGTAATAACAAGAACATGGGAGATTTCTTGTATCCTCATTCGCATGAGGACCAACATGATCTCGTTCTAAGACATCTCTATCTAGCAATGGATAGTTCGGTACAGTCGAAACTCAATCGTTGGCTCAATTATTCCGACCAATTGGTTCGGTCTAATTGGAAAACGATTGAGGGATTGCTGGATCAGAGCGACATGTGGAAGAGTCCTGTATGGATGTTCCATCAATTGCCTTTATGTATTGCAATTGAGGGAGTCATCAAAGGGACAACACGATTATTATCCGGAAATGATCTGGAGGATGATCTTAAAAGATGTATATCTTTTACGTCAATCCCAGACCCTGACCGGGTTACTAATACTCGTGCTTCCACTCGGCTACTTGGCTCTCAGGCAGAATTGGCTAACAGGTTCATGTTTGCCCTGCATGAAAGTGCACAAGGCCGACCTACCATGCTCCAAAATTACGGTAATAGAGCGCTGGTGGCGACATCAGCTCATCGAAAGATGAATCTGCATCGAAACCGACG